GCGCTGCACACCGCCGACTTCCCGCTGAAGAAGCTGATCGAAGGCACCGATATCACCGTCACCTGCGAATTCAGCAACGGCAAAGTCTACGTACTGGCCGGTGCCTACCTGGTCGAAGAGCCAGTCTCCAAAGGCGATGACGCCACCATCGAACTGAAATTCGAAGGCATCAAGGGGACCTGGCAATGAGCGGCGCCGTGAAGCTTCAAGTTGCGATCGAAGCTCACGGCGAGCCCCTGACCGAACTCGTCCTGCGCCGTCCGACGGTGCAGGAGGTGCGAGCGATCAAGGCGCTGCCGTACAAGATCGACAAGAGCGAAGAGGTCAGCCTCGACATGGACGTGGCGGCCAAATACATCGCCGTGTGCGCCGGCATTCCGCCGTCGTCGGTCAACCAGCTGGACCTGGCTGACCTCAACGCGCTGAGCTGGGCCGTTGCAGGTTTTTTCATGAGTGCGGCGTCGGAACCATCACCGACCTGATTTCGGTCGCCTATGACCTGGCCTGGTTCTGGAAGGTTGACCCCGAACAGATGATGGCCAGGCCACTGGATGTGCTTCGCGAATCGCTGGAGCACGCGCAACGGATCAATGCGATGCAGCAGGTGCAGTGATGGGTAATACACAATTGAGCCTGATCCCGCAGAACTTCCCCGTCACGGTCAACATGCTCGTGGTGCTCAAGGGCGCCGAGAAAATGGAGGCCGAGATGAAGGGGCTGCGCGGCAAGGTCGCAGCATTCAAGAAAAGCATGGAAGACAGCGGCCTGGAGCCGCTGGATGTCGCCGGATTCATTTCCGAAGGTGGCCTGCTCAAGCCGTTTCAAGACGGCATCAAGAAGGCCATCGAAGCGCAGGATGCGCTGGCGAAGAAAGTCCGGGCGAACAAGGGGCTGAAAGTGCCCAAGGTTGTGCACGGAGAAACCTCGGCCAACCTTGAGAAGTTCAACAAGGCACTGGACAAGGTATCGCTGAAGATCGGTCAGGCGCTGTTGCCGGCAGTCAACAGCATCGTCACCGCTATCACGCCGGTGATCACCTCGATTGGTCAGTTCCTCGCGAACAATCCGTACCTCGTCGAGGGACTGGCTGCCGCGGCGGTGGCGTTCACGGTGGTGACGGTCGGTGCAATGGGGCTCGTCGCAGTGCTGGGCATCCTGGCTTCACCGATCGGCCTGGTTGCTGCGGCCATCGCCGGGGCTGTGGCGCTGATTGTGATTGGTGCGCGCCTGATCACCAACAACTGGTCTTCGATTTCCGGGGTCTTCAGCAAAATGTGGACTTCCACCCGTGAAGCCTTCGATAGCGGAGTCACGGCGGTGAAGGAGGGGCTGGCTTCGATGGGCGCCTCGATCGGCAAAACGTGGGATGAGACGCGTGAGCTGTTCTCCGCTGGCGTCGACACCGTCACGAAGTTCTTCGACGAGACCGTGGCGAGCGCGACGGCGGGTATCGAGGCACTCAGTACGAAGTTCTCTTTCTCGCCTCGCGATGTGATGGACAAGGCGCTGGCAACCGCCGGTACAGTCATCAGTGACTTCTTTGACAGTACGATCGCCAGGACGAAGGCGGGTATCGAAGCACTCAGTGCGAAGTTCTCTTTCTCGCCTCGCGAGGTGATGGACAAGGCGCTGAAAACCGCCAGTACGGTCGTCAGTGATTTCTGGGACAGTGCGGTCGCCAATGCAACGACCGGCATCGAAAAACTCAAGGCCTCGTTCTCGTTTTCGCCCCGTGAAGTGCTGAGCCAGGCGCTGGCCACTGCCAGTGGTGTGGTCGGTGATTTTTACAACGGCGTGGTAGCCAGCGCAGGGGCGGGTGTGGAGTCGCTCAAGGCGCGGTTCAGTTGGTCGCCGATCCAGACCATCAACGAAGCCTGGCAGCCGGTCACTGATGTGTTCTCGGCGCTGCGGGATGTCGTTGGGGCTTCCATGGCCTCGTTGCAGGACAGCTTGCGCCGAGTGTTCGACGTCTTGCCTGTGGAGTCCGCAACGGCGGCCTGGGGTGGCGTGACAGGCTACTTTTCCGGTTTGTGGGCATCGTTGACCACGGATGCGCAATCGGTGAAGGGTGTGTTCGGTGACCTTTTCGGCCAGTCTCCGCTGGACTCGATCAAACAGAAGTGGGAGCCCGTCATCGTCTGGTTCAGTGATATGTGGACGAGGCTGCAGAGCATCTTCGGACAGGTCAAGGAACTGCTGGGTGGCCATTTCTCCGGATTCTTCGAAACCGTAACCGGCAGCGCTGCGACACCTGCGGGGGCGGCCGGGTTGAACAGTCCGTTGCCACAGTCCTCCAGCGCCCTGATCCAGCAAAGTGCCGCCAACAGCCGCACGCAACTCGAAGGCGGCCTGACGGTGCGCTTCGAAAATGCGCCGGCCGGGCTGCGTACCGATCAACCGCAAACCAATCAGCCGGGCCTGGCGCTGTCTTCGCGCATCGGCTATCGCTCGCTGTCCATGGGAGGTTCCAATGAACTGGCGTGACCGTTTGGTGCCGGCGTCCTTTCGTGGGGTCGGTTTTTGGGTCGATCAGGCGAAAACCCCGGTCGGCCGCAACGGGCAATTACACGAATATCCGCAACGCGACCTGCCGTTTTTCGAGGACCTGGGCCAGCAGGCCAAGACCCACGACCTGACGGCTTTCATCGTCGGCCCCGATTGCCTCGAGCAGCGCGACAAGCTGCTCAAGGCGCTGGAGCAAGGCAGCGGCGAACTGGTGCATCCGTGGCTGGGGCGCCTGCAGGTCAAGGTCGGCGAATGCGACATGACCCACACCCGCCAGGATGGCGGGCTGGTGACTTTCGCACTGAAGTTCTATCCCGACCGTCCTTTGCCGTTTCCGACCGCCACCGTCAGCACGCAGAAGGTGCTTCTGGCCAAGGCTGATACTTTGCTGGGTTCTGCGGTGGCACGTTTCGAACAGGCCATGACCCTGATCAAGGCTGCGCGGATCGGCATCGCCAATCTGCGCAATAGCCTCACCGGGGTCTATGACGTGATCAAGGAACAGCTCAAGCCACTGATCGAGCAGTACAAAGAGATCACCGAGCTGGTCAAGGCCGTCAAGGAACTGCCCAAGGAAGTGGCGGCGGAGTTCAAGGGGCTGCTGGGCGATATCAAGGAGCTGAAGGCATTCGCGAAGGAGGGCTATCGTGGCGTGATTGCCGACGTGTCCCAACAGATCGAAGCCATCCGCAAGGCCGATGCGCCGAAACTCACCACCGGCAAGGACACCACGGCAGCGGCGCAGGCCATGGCCGATCTGGTGCAGGACACGCTGATCGTGAAAGTGGCGCAGTGGGTCGCCTCGATGCCGGTGGCTTCGACACCGGTGAAACTGACGTCGACGCCCACGGTGGCGCAACAGGCGATTCAACCGGTTACCCGCCAGGAAGTGCCGGTCACCGACGATCTGCAACTGCTGCAAAAAGAGCTGGTCGAGGCGCTCCAGCTGGCGCAGAACAAGGCCGATCCCGCGCACTATCAAGCCATCAGCGATGTGAAGGAAGCGCTGATCGCGCACCTCAAGGCTGTGGCGTCGTCCGGTGTGCGACTGGTCAGCAAGTCGTTTCAGGAAAGCCTGCCGGCGCTGGTCGTGGCCTACAAGCAATTTGCCGATGCGACCCGGGTCACGGAAGTGACCCAGCGCAACGGCATCGCTCATCCGGTGTTCTCACCCAACGATGTGAAAGTCTCCAGGGAGTGAGCCATGGACGAGATGGACAACCACGTCACACTGACGGTCGGCGACATGGAATATGGCGGCTGGAAAAGCGTGGAAATCAGCGCCGATCTGGAGCGCCAGTTCCGCACCTTCAAACTCGATATCACCTGGCAATGGCCGGGACAGACCGTCGATCAGCGGATCAAGGCCGGCGACCCGTGCGAGGTGCGGATCGGCAAGGATCTGGTCCTCACCGGATACGTCTTCAAAGCCCCGATCAGCTATGACGGGCGGCAGATCAGCCTGAGTGTCGAGGGCAGTTCCAAGACCCAGGATCTGGTGGATTGTGCGGCGCGAAACATCCCCGGCCAATGGCAGGATCAATCGCTGTTGAACATCGTCCAGGCCCTGGCCGGGGAATACACGCAGTTTGTGGTCAACGAGATTCCCGAGACTGCACGCCTGAGCAAGCACACGATCGTCCCGGGTGAAACGGTGTTTCAGTCGATCGATCGTCTGCTCTCGCTGTACCGGGTGTTTTCCACCGATGACGCCGAAGGTCGACTGGTGCTGGCCAGACCGGGCAGCGGCGGCCGCGCCAGCGATGCGCTGGAGCTGGGCAAGAACATCCTGTCGGCCAACGCGCCGATGGATTACAGCCAGGTGTTCTCCGAATACCGGGTGATCGGCCAGCAAAAGGGCAACGACAAGAAGAGTGGGGCGGCGGTCAGCGAGGTTGAATCCAGTGCGACCGATCTGACATTCAAGCGTCGACGCACCACCATCATCAACGAAGGCTCGCAACTCACGTTCGAACTGGCCCAGCAACGGGCCCAGTGGGAAAGCGCCACGCGCATGGGCCGGGCGCTGACCACCACCTATCAGGTGCAGGGCTGGCGCCAGTCCAACGGCGATCTGTGGCGCCACAACACGCTGGTGAAGGTCAAGGATCCGGTACTCGGGTTCGATGAAGACATGCTGATTTCCAAGGTCACGTACTCGTTGTCGGCGCAAGGCTCGGTGACCACCCTGCAAGTGGCGCCGCCGCATACCTTCGACGCCAATCCGATCCCACCGAAAAAAGCCTGAGCCGGCACCTCCCTCCAAGGAAACCCTATGAGCCTACTGACACGCCTGCTGGCGCGCGGCACTGTCGTGCTCGCCAGTTCGGCCTCCAAGCTGCAATCGCTGCAAATGCGCCTCACCGCCGGTGAAGTGAACGACGACGTGGAGCACTTCGAACCCTACGGTTTCACCAGCCATCCATTGGCCGGTGCCGAAGGCGTCGTCACGTTTCTCGGCGGTGACCGCTCTCATGCCATCGCCCTGGTGGTCGCTGACCGTCGTTACCGCCTGCAATCGCTGGCGGCCGGCGAGGTGGCGATCTACACCGACGAGGGCGACAAAATCCACCTCAAGCGCGGGCGGATCATCGACATCGAAACCGCCACGCTCAACATCCGTGCAAGCACGGCCGTGAACTTCGACACGCCGGTGATCAACCAGACCGGCAAGATCGTGTCCACCGGCGATCAGGTGGCCGGCGGCATCAGCCAGATCAAGCACGTGCACGTCGGCGTGCAGGCCGGTAGCGGCCAGACCGGTGCGCCGGCGGGAGGCCAGTGATGTTTATCAGTCAAAACCTGCACGCCGCGCTGACTCGCGCGGTGTTGATCAGCCTTTTTACCTGGCGCCGCGCTGCCGACGACGATGCCCTCGACGACGAGGAACGTTACGGCTGGTGGGGCGACACTTTTCCCACCGTGGCCAATGACCGCATCGGTTCGCGGCTGTGGCTGCTGCGTCGGGTCAAGCTGACCCGCCAGACACAGATGGACGCCGAGTTCTACGCCCGTGAAGCCTTGCAATGGCTGATCGACGACGGCCATTGCAGCGCCATCGACATCATCAGCGAACGCCTCGACGCCCAGCGCCTGAACCTGCGCACGGTCCTGACCCTGGCCGACGGCGAGCGCCTGGACATCAACCCCGAAAACAGTTGGCAGGTGATCTATGCCGTTTGAAACCCCTTCGCTGCCGGTGCTGATCAAGCGCACCCAAAGCGACCTGGCCGGCGATTCGCTGCGCCAGTCCG